GCGCCGCCGGCGGAGGTAAGTCTGACGCACTTCTGGCGGAGGCACTCAGGCAGGCGGATAAGGCTTGCTACAGGGGGATAATTTTCAGGAAAACGTATCCGCAGCTGACGGAGCTTGAGGACAGGTCGCAGACGCTTTATAAAGGTGCATATCCTGCGGCAAGGTACAACAAGACCAAGCACTGCTGGAGTTTTCCGTCCGGGGCTAAAATCTATTTCGGGGCGATGCAGCATAAGAAAGACAGGCTTAACTATCAGGGCAAGCATTATGACTTTGTGGGGTTCGATGAACTGACGCAGTTTTCCTTTGATGAATACAGTTATATGTTTTCGAGAAACAGACCGGGCGGAAAAGGCACGAGGGTGTATATCAGAGCCACGGCGAATCCGGGCGGTCCGGGTCATTCGTGGGTAAAGCAAAGGTTTATAACGGCTGGCGAGCCGATGAAACCGATAATAGAAGAACATAAGGTGAAAAAGCCCGACGGGGCGGAGATAATCATAAGAAAATCGAGAGTGTTCATCCCGGCGAGCGTATTTGACAATAAGGAGCTGTTGCGAAACGATCCGGAATATCTTGCGAGCCTGTCTATGCTTCCGACCGCCGAGAGAAAGGCGCTTCTGTACGGGGATTGGAACAGCTTTACTGGGCAGGTTTTCACCGAATGGAGAGATGACCCGGAGCATTATTGCGACAGAAGATGGACGCACGTCATAGCGCCGTTTGAGATACCTCGCCACTGGGAGATAGTGAGGGGATTTGATTTCGGGTATACAAGGCCGTTTTCGGTAGGGTGGTATGCGGTGGATACTAAAGGGTGCATCTACAGGATAAGAGAATACTACGGTTGTACGGATAAGGCGAATGAGGGCATAAGGCTTGAGCCGTCGGCAATTGCAGAGAATATCAGAAAAATAGAGCGTGACGATCCGAATATAAGAGGGAGAAATGTGTACGGGGTCGCAGACCCTTCAATATTCGATAAAAGCCGTGGGGAAAGCGTCGCAGACCTTATGGCACGGCCGCCTTACTTTATAATATGGTCGCCGGGGGACAACGCAAGAATATCGGGTAAGATGCAGTACCACAACAGGCTGGCATTCAACAGTGACGGGGAGGCTATGTTCTATTGCTTCAACACCTGCAGAGAGTTTATCAGAACTATTCCTGCGCTTATGTATGACGAAAAGAACGTGGAGGATATTGACACAACGATGGAGGATCACATATATGACGAATGCAGGTATGTCCTTATGGAGCATCCTATCGCCGCACCGGTAAAGCGTGGGGAGATTCCGGCAGGTGACGATCCTCTCGAACAGAGAAAGCCCGAAAGAGCGGAATCGTTCTATATGATGTGATATGAAAGGAGAAATATGAAGAAAATCGGTAAGGAGCAGGTGCGTAAGGCAAGGCAGACGCTTGCAAAGTATAAGGAGGGGAAGGCGGTACTCGACAAGAGAATCGTGTCAAACGAGCAGTGGTGGAAATTAAGGCACTGGGGTGAAATAGGCTGTGACAAGGACGATACAAGGCCTATGCCGGCATCGGCGTGGCTGTTCAACTCGTTGGCAAATAAGCACGCTGACGCTATGGACAATATACCTGAGCCTACGGTGCTTCCGAGAGAAAAAAGCGACGAGGAGGTCGCAAAGCAGTTGTCGCTGATACTTCCTGCAATACTTGAACGCTGTGGCTACGAAAAACTGTACAGCGACGGCTGGTGGTACAAGCTCAAGAACGGCAGTATGTGTACGGCTGTTGTATGGAACCCTGACGCTGACGGCGGTATGGGGGATATAGCGATAAGAAACGCAGATATTCTGAATCTGTTCTGGGAGCCGGGCATAAAGGATATTGAGGAGAGCGCAAACCTTTTCTATGTGACGCTTGTTGACCGTGAACGGCTGAATCTGATGTACCCTGAACTTTTGGGGGAAGATACCGAAAGCGTTGCGGGCGGTACCGGAAACGTGGAAAAGTACAAAACGGAGGATAAGACGGACGACAGTGCGAAGGTCGAAGTCATTGACTGGTACTACAAGAAAACGATAAACGGCAGAAAACAGCTCTGCTACTGTAAATTCTGCGGCGACAGGGTGATATATTCGAGCGAGGACGATGAAAGCTGTGCCGACGGATTCTATAAACACAGCCGTTATCCCTTTGTTATGGATACGCTGTTTGTGCAGGAGGGAACTCCGTGCGGATTCGGCTACATAGATGTTATGCGTGACGCACAGATGTATATAGATAAGCTGTCGCAGGTCGTTCTTGAGCATACGGTGATGATGAGCAGAAAGAGATATTTTATCCGACAGAACAGTGCGGTGAACGAAGCCGAATTTGCCGACTTAAAAAACAGATTCGTTCACGTTGCGGGAAATCTTGGTGAAGAGGATATAAGGGAGATAAAGGCAGAGCCGCTTGACAGCTCGGTGATGAATGCACTGAGTTTTAAAATAGACGAACTGAAGGAAACGAGCGGAAACAGGGATTTTTCTCAGGGGTCGGTTTCAAACGGCGTTACGGCGGCAAGTGCCATTGCGGCTTTACAGGAGGCAGGAAGCAAGCTGTCGAGGGATATGATAAAGGGAACGTATTTTGCGTTCCAGCAGGTGTGCTATCTGATAATAGAACTGATAAGGCAGTTTTATAATACGCCGAGGAGCTTCAGGATAACCGGGGGATATGACGCTTTTGACAACTCTGCCATAAAGGAGCAGAGCAGGGAGCTTTTCGGGGTGCAGCTTGGGACAAAGAAGCCTGTTTTTGATATAGTATGCACGGCATCGAAGAAATCGCCGTTTTCCAAAGCTTCGCAGAATGAACTTGCAAAGCACCTTTTTCAGCTTGGATTTTTCAATCCGGAAACGGCAGTGCAGGCACTGGGCTGTCTTGCGATGATGGACTTTGAGGGAAAAGAAGAAATTGAGCGTGTAATAAGGGATAACGCAGGAATGAACGAGGTGAAGATATGACAAGAGTAAGAATAGACAAGTCGGGTCTTGGCAGGGATATTTATATCACGGGACACTGTGCGAACGAAAACAGCGGGTCGGCAGAGGCTACGCTTGTATGTGCGGCAATGACAACGCTTGCACAGACGATAGCGCAGAATGTTTTTGACAGCGAGGACACGGGGGATACCGATATTATTGATGTTACGCTGAGAAGCGGTCAGGCGGTCATAAGCTATGTGACGGATGACGACGGGCTGAACACGGCGGTTGACGGGATATGCAAGGGGTTTGATATGCTGGAGGAAAACTATCCGGAATATGTATCCTGCTGCAGAGGTGAGAGGTAAATATGGAAGCGACAGAGAATGTGCAGGCGGCGGAAAACGCTGAAACAAGCGAAGAAGTCAAGGAGCAAAAGAGTGATGAAGGCCTGAACGAAAACAATAAACCGGATAAAGCCGAGGGAGAGCGAAACGAGGATAAGGCGGAGCTTTTCAGGCAGGCGGTGCTTAAGTCAAAGCGTGAGAGGGCGGCAAGGGCAGAACGGATATTGAGCCTTGTGGCGCAGTTTTGCGGAGCGGATAAATGCGACTATGACGGAATAGAAAATGCGGTATCCGAGAGGAACTTCGAGCGGTGCAGAAGAAACGATATGGAGTACAGGCTGGAGCGGTGGCAAAAGGAAAGCGAGGAGGTAAAGCAGACATATCCTCAGTTTGACCTTGCAAAAGAAATGAGTGACAGAAGATTCTTTTCGCTGTGCTATAAGGGTGTGGGACTTGAGGAGGCTTATCTTATCGTGCATAAGGACGAGCTTTTTACCGCCGCAATGGAATATGCGGCATCTGAACTTATGAGAAGCGGTGCGTTCTGTAAAAGCGGCAGAATGAAGGAAGGTGCGCTGTCACCTGCGGGAGAGGTTACGAAAAGCGAGAAAAGCCTGTCAAAAAATGAGCGGAAGGAGCTTATCAGACGCACGGAGAGAGGGGAAAGAGTGGTGCTTTGATCGTTTATGAATGAGAAGGAAGGTGGTGAGATATGAATATTGCAACGGGAGGGCAGGCGGGAAATAAAAAAGCCGCAGCCGCACGGGGAAAAGTTTTGCGGCAGAAACGATAAGAAAAAACGATAAGAAAATAGAAAGATGACGGTATCAGCCGTCGGGAAAGGAAATCTATATGAAGATGAGAGAAGTTAAATTAAATCTGTTCGATGTACAGACAACAGGACAGGCAAGTCTGTCCGCCGAGATGAAAACATTCTATGAGAACACGCTGATAGATATGGCAGAGCCTAAGCTGGTGCATGACCGCTTTGCTGACAAATATCCGATACCCAAGAATAACGGCAAGACGATAGAGCTGAGAAAGTACAGCTCGCTTGCAAAGGCGACAACGCCGCTTGTCGAGGGCGTTACACCTGCGGGAAATATGCTGTCGGTAACAGCTAAGACGGCAACGGTGAATCAGTACGGCGACTATATCAAGCTGTCGGATATGCTGGAGCTTACCGCAATCGACAACAATGTAGTGCAGTCAACAAAACTGCTCGGCAGTCAGTCGGGAAGAACGCTTGACACGATAACAAGAGAGATAGTTAACGCAGGAACGAATGTTATTTATGCCTGCGGCAAGGACGGGGGCGAGGTGCTGTCAAGAGATGAACTGAGCAAGGACTGCGTTTTATCGGTGGATACGGTATTCCGTGCCGCCGCACAGCTTGAGAGCATGAATGCAGACGGAATAGACGGGGAGAGCTATGTTGCGATAATACACCCTTATGCCGCTTATGACCTTATGAGAAGTGCGGAGTGGGTCGATGTGCATAAGTATGCCGATCCCGAAAGCATATTCAAGGGGGAGATAGGCTCGCTCGGCAATGTGAGATTTGTAAAAAGCACGGAGGCGAAGATATTTGCCGATGAAAGCTGTCCGCAGTTCTATCAGCTGACCTCCGACGCAAATTTCCTTGAGGGAAAGGACTATTACACAAAGTCGGGCGACAGCTATCAGAAGGCAAGCGTTTCGGCGGGC